GCAGTTATGTTGCCGCCTAGCGTTGCGGCCCCGCTGAAAGTTACAAAATCGCCTAGAGATGCTCCGTGAGCGGTGTCTGTGACGGTGATAGAGCTAGACGTATTCGTAGCGCCAAAAGTTACGTCGCCTGCCGCAGTGGTTGAGCGAACCGGCGTTATGTCGCTATAGTTTGAGTCCGACGAAATGTACAATTTGCTTCTGGTGCCAATGCCAAGAAGCTTAGTTCCATCAACAGCCGTCCAGCCCAGCAGCTTTCTGCCTGTTCCCTCATAAGAACTACTTAAATATTTAACCCAGCCACCGATTTTTTCTGCCAAACCTTGACGAAATCGGACAAGATTGCCGTTAGACCAGCCGCCTTCAGCGGTGTAGTCAGTGCCCTCTTTGTTAATACCAGGGTTGAATATGAACTTTTGCAAAGGCATTAGGCGTACTCACCATCTCTTATCATTTCAGTAATTCGCAAAGCTCTCGTTCCAACTTGATTAGCCCACTTGCTGTCCATGAACTCATCGGCAGCTATGTCAAACTGTTGCCGCGACATAGCTTCTAGCGCGTTCACGAAGCCACGAAGCCTAGTCAAACCAAGATTGAAGCAAATATCAATCATTGCGTCACGTCTAGCTTCGTTTAAGTCTTCAAACCAATCGTATGCTTCTGAAAGCTCCTTCCTGACTCGCTTGATATCGTTTTCAAGCAGGTAGTCGATCTCATCATCAGATAGCCCTAGCCCAGACTCGCTGATATTTCGCCCAACACCCACAGTTTCGTAGCCAGCAGAGCACAGGTATACATGGCTACGCACACCTTCATGTCGCCTAATCATCTCAACCAACCTGCTCATAACCTTTCTCCTTCTTAGACTGTCTTAATCTGAACATAAGATCTTGATACTTAACAGGAACTTCTATGTTCATTGATGTCTTAACATCTTCAAGAGGCATTGATAGCAATGCAGGCCAATCCATGCCGGAAAGCCATTGCGCCTTTCGCCCGTTCATGTATGCCTCAAAGGATACTCCAAAGACACCCCAACCCTTCTTTCGAGCATGAGTGATTGTCATGGGTAGAGTCATTACGACCATTCCAAAATTTGCAAAGTTTCCTTGCACGAACCAGAGCAGAATTACTTCGCTAAAGGGGTTGCGCTCGTACCCCGTCACCGTATGAGTCAAATCATGCTGATCTCTGTACCACTTGATGTAGGTATTAAACCCTGACTCTGAGGGCTTTTCGCCCTTGTTCTTGGTATCCCCTACAAACTGTTCAGTAGATTGACCTGACTCTACTAAGAACTTTGCATATTCATTGCCAAGGCTACCCACAGGCATAGCTTGCAAGCGTTTTACGTCATCCAACAAGCTCACTAGCGACTCGTTGTTTACAATAACCCTTGATCCTACTGGGGTACGGCGGAATCTTTCATACTGCTTGCGAACAGAGCGTGTAGATAACCAGTTAAAGATGATAAACACAGCTTCAAGATCATTCGGGTTCTTGTATAAACGACGCAGCGCACCACCTACTTTAAGCCACTTCAGTTTGAACTTAGTTATATCCAACGCTTGTATTGCTCCACAAATTTTGGTTTAGCACAACTTACGTCACATGACGCACATGGAGCAACAACATCCCTGTTGCCGTTTATAAGCTCAGTAGAAATGCGCTTTAACTCTTTGTTGTCACGCCACTCCCTAAACAGGTTTACGTCTTTGACGTTGCCAAACCCGATTTGGTGCGACCAATCGTTGCAGCACATCTGCAAATGCCCATCGAAGTTAATGAATATGCCCCTCATGGGATGAACGCACGGCCCCTTCACAGCAGTGCCGCCAGCTATCAACCCAGCCCTGTGATTGAATTGATGCTTCCATCTAATCGGCCTACCCTTCGGGTCAGCATAATCAGGAAGCTCATTTACATCCTCAACTGATCCGCCGTCAGGCTTCCAATAGTCCTCAATCCGCTCACCGTTATTCAGACGAGAGTACTTCGCTCGTCTAGCCTTGAAGTCTTCTTCCGTCGTGTAAGTGTTAAGCACAAGGTTGTCTAGCTGACGATAGTATTTCCAGTAACGATCAAGACGCCATCCGTTTGTCGTTACCTGTGCGCGGTATCTTCTGGGTTTACGAAGCAACCGATGGATTATCTTATCGAACTGAGGGTGATTTGTGCTTTCCCCTCGACCTGCCAGAATGACAACGCCGCTGAATCGCCATTCTTCAATCTGGTCCATGATCCGATCAAACAATTCCAGACTCATGTTCTGATTGTTGTTGGGGTATATGGATGCGTCAGATCGTGGGCAGAACGAACAGGTGCGATTGCACAAGTCCGTAATGTTTATATCAATCTGTAGTATCCCCTCCAGGTCCATCAGTATTTTCCGATAACTCTTTGTAGTAATCGATTATAGATAAAACCTGTCGTATATACCTCTTTAGTTCAGCCATGTTAAATGACAAGTTCTCATAGCCTTTTGGCGACACCCCATAGTACGCATTCATTGGAGCGTTACCTTCATCAAGGTCTGCCAAGTATTCGCGCATGGTGTCTGGAGTCAGCACCTTCCACTCAACGGGTGCCATGGAAACGGCATTCGGTAAAGGCGGATGGTAGACCGCTGCCGGTTGCACTACCGTAACGACCTCAACTTGCTTTGTTTCAGGGACGTATGGCTCACGTCCGATAAGACCGCAGCCGCTAAGTAGAAGGATCGGTAATAGCTTCCAGATCACTCAGCACCTCCTTTGTTCCGCGATTGATTATGTTCTGTATCAACCCCGGCTTTCGTAAGGAAAGTACAGTCATGTCGTGCTTGGCGAACTTTTTTCTGATCGACTCCACCTCCGCTTGCGCCTGGGCGTTTTGAGCCTGCAATTCGTTAACGCGATCAAGTATGGCCTGCTGCCGCTGTTCTGCTTTTACCAACTGGTCATTCAAGTTAGTAATGCTGTTTTCAAGAACTAATTGGTTATCTGCCGAAACGCGAAGTTGAGTAGCCATTTGTTGTTTCTCGGCCTCTGACTTGTCAGCATACATTTTGAAAGCACCGCCCGTTATCAGTAACGCCACACCTAGGGCCCCCGCTATTTGCCACATATCACTTCCTGTTTGACCATGCCTGGGCGCCAAAAAATGCAGCCAAGATACCAGCAACGGACACGAAGTAGACTGCTGCCATGTCGCCAAGGATCGTTGCAGCTTGGTTCATCCCAAAGAACTCTGATGCGACAACTAGTGACGGGTATAACAACATTCCCCACAGCGCAAACCAACTCATAGCCCGTTGTGCATCGGCTCGTTCATGGTGTAGCCGTAGCTCAAGTAGCTCTTTGCTAGTTTCTATCTCTGCATCAGAGACTATGCCATCACCATCTGCGTCATATTCAGCGTACTCACTACCTTCTTCTAACCGCTTTGCGTTCATAACTAAGGCCCAAATGCTTTGATAATTAAGTACAACATGCCGACGGCCACACTGCCGCCAACAACTAAAGACACCCCTCCAACTGCAATGTCGTGCATCAGCTTTTCACGTTCTTTGCGTTTCCTGTTCAACATAGCTTGGTGAGCCTTTCTGTCTTTTTCTTGCTGCCAGATCGCTTCGTCATAGCTTTTCAGAAGAGCCGGATCTGCCACCAATAGGAGATCACGCAAGTCCTTTTGATATCGCTCTTGCGACCTACGAAGCATTTGCAGCTTCAAGATGTCATTTTTGCTTAAAGGGCTGAACGTTGAAGACTTGCGGTCAACTTCAAATACGTTAAGTGCTTCGCCAAAATCAGATACCAAAGCCATAGCCTGATCGACATTAGCCTTGCCCTCATTTACATTCTGAATGACCGTATTGATCTGCTGGAGCAACATTCCAGCGGCAGCAACTGACTCGATAATCATTGCAAAAAATTTTTAAGTTAAGAACTGAGGAAGGGCAACCGCGACAACTACTGTGGCGTAGACCCCCCAGATCATAAGTTCAAGGCGATCAAATCGCTTGCTGCCATCTTGCAGGCGCTGCTCAATACCTTGATAGCGGATAGCACATTCTTTCTCGTGCGCTTCAATCTTGGAGATGGCTTTTTCTGTTGGAGTCATACTTGTCTTGCCTTTCGCATATTTTGTCTGGTTTCTTGCAGCATCTCTGATGCCGCATGCCACCACACCGCGTTAACCTTTCCCGTCACTACAACCGCGACGAAACCTTGCTCTTGAGCTTCTCGAATAGCCCTTCTAACGGCTTCAGTAATATCGCCAATGTCATAATCAGTGCTATCTGACATAAGAATACCACCACTTCAAGCTTAGAATCAGAAGACTCTTCTCGCCAGAACTCCAACTCTTCTTCGGTCATACCATCAAGTCTACTGAGCGAGATGCAGCCAACTGTTCTACCGTAATCCTGCCGTCTTTCAGGGTGTACACGGTGGGCGTTATAGTTTGTATGGCTTCACGCACTAGCTCACCGTCCCCGCCGGTCCTAAGCACTTCTTGTTTCTGAACAGCAACCTGCTTCCAGCTAACTTGAGGTACTCCACCAACAGCACCAACGTCCATCAGTCTTTAGCCTTGCCGATGTTTAGAGCCAAGATGTCCACCAACTTGTAGAGCTTACCTATCATCTCGTCATCTCTTGGCGTATCTGTAGCTGCTGCAATCAGTGACGCAACGGTAACAATGCCCGTAACGATCACAATTACATTGCCTATAAAGTCCAACATAAAAGCCTCCTATGTAACTGGCCTCAAATCTGGAATGCTTTCGGTGTTCATCGAACTCCAATCCTTCACGCCATGAGCTATCTCATCCGCAAGCGTGGCACACAAACGCTCATACGCCGTCTGTTGTAAGGTGGCGTTGCAGTGTTCTACCAGCAGGTTCTGTAGTTTTTCTGGCAGGTCTGCGACCTTGTACTCAGTACCATCTACGTCAATTGTTTCGGGTATATACATTGTTTATCCTTAGTCGCCATCAACGACGATGTTTGCGTTACTGTTCATCGTCAGTTTTCTGAAATTACGAGATTCCTGACCGCTGGGACTATCTTCATCACTATACGGATCTACTTCTGATATCCCCCAATCCCCTGACTCCTCTTGTATTATAGAAGCGGTATCCTCTGTGAAACCCTTAAGACGATCCGCCTTTTCATTTAGGTGGCTTCTTATAGTAGTTATGCCTTGTTCTTTCAGCCATGTATGGAAAGAAAGCACGTTTGCTTTGTCGTACACATAACCTCTGCTGCCGTTAGCATCGTCTGCACCAAGCCAATAGTACATTTCTAACTGGCTATTTGCGGCTGTGCCGAAAACCATAGTTAGAAGCAATCCATCTTCTTCAGTCTTGAAACAAAATGTATTAGAACTTTCAATTTGATTTTGACACACCTTGCGGACGAAATTCTTCTGATCTTCGTATGTTGTCAGTCCAAGCTCCTCGAAGGGGTATGTACCCGTGGTCGGGTCAGTCATAATAGCCAACGAGCCATCGAATACACGATCAAACTCAGCATCTACAATAGAAAATATACGAGTACGGACTAAGGCCATTAGTTGCTCTCCGCTAAGGACTTAATGAATTTAGACTGCGACTCGCATCGTCCTATATACGCTTCGGCTTGAGCTTTCTTTTCGTCGCTCAAGTTATTCGTAAAAGGAGCAATACGATCTAGTGCATAAGCGTACTTAGCAGCGCCGTACAGCCCATGAGTTAGAACACCAACGTAGTTCAACACACTTGCTTGATGTCCAAGGACGCCGTATCTAGCAAGTTCTGCGGCAGGTAACACCCTTTCTGCAACACGATCCACTCTATGGTTCATGTAACGCGGCATCTTCAGGATCTTCTTATCGCGCAAAGAACCTGCATCTTCTTCAGGAATAGCGTCCCACATGTCAGGGTTAACTATGATGACATCTAAGTCATAAGTGCCATGGGTAATGTTCGCGCCTGCCAATCTGTATATTTGGTCATGTTTTGGGCTGTCTACATAAACCCCACGCTTTGCTAGTGAAATATGGAACGCAGAAAGCTTTTCATCTGGCGGCAAATCTTCAGCTTTTATATCAAGAACAACACCGCCTCTGACGCACATGGTGATGCCATCAGCGTTGTTCAAAGCAGTAGCGACAACCCCCGCAGACTCCCGCTTAACTAAAACAGGTTCCCAATCAGGCATGTTAGCCTTGATCGAGTCTACTGTGATTGCGCTCCAGGCGTTTTCACGGACTAGTATTTTTGGGTTCAATGTGGGGAACCTCCGAAAACTGGTTGAAGAAAGACGCTATACGATCAATCGCGTCATCACTTTTACCATAGATTATACCGCTAAAAGGGCTATCGAATACCCTGATTAGATTTTCCCTATAGTCTCCGCCACTTAGTATGGCTTTGTATACAGCCGCGTATGTATGGTGATTCTTAGATTTCAGATCTGTGAAGAGATGAAACCCCTTTCGTGCGGCTATTGCCGCTATCCCCATTTCGCTATTCCAACAACACCCCACAATATCTGCGGCATGCATGAGTTCATGCCCAGATTCTTTCCTGTTTAAGACGTTGTTTTCGCCATACAAATTTTTTAGATGGACCATCAACGATGAGCTAGTAATCGGATGAGGTTTTATGACAGCGCCTTGATCAACAGCAGCTTTCGCTTTGTCCCAATCTAAAACTTCTTTTATGCAGTTGGTTCCAGGCAAGAATATGACGAACTTGTGCTTGGACTTAGCACTTCTTAGCCGGTATTTGTCTTCAATACCTTCACCCATCTGATCGACTAGCTTTTCGCCACAGCCGGTTGAGTCACGCTTTACGCTTGCGTACATAGCCATTTCAGCAAAATGCACATTGGCAGGCTTTATATACAAATAGTCTTCAAGCGCATCGGTGTAAACGTAGCCGTGTATTTCTTTATCACCCCCCATTGAGTACCAAAGATCATACTCAAGGTTGGTGTTATACAAGCCGCGCTTGGGTAGCAAGCTGGCTAGATTTAAGGAATTGCACTTAGGGTTTCTGAGAATGTTTCCGCTCTTGAAGAAGTGCGCCCCAGCATTGCCAAGGCGATCCTCAATGGCTAACTGTTCAATCGCCATCTTTAGTCTCTACGTCAGCATTACGCAGATCAGAAATCATTTTTTCTAGCTCATCAAAACGATCTTCGGCATCACCGAAATGCTCAAGGACTATCTCCAGCATAGTTTCCATACGCTTGTTTATAGCCTTTAACTCGTCCTCTAGTCTTCCGTCCATTGTGACCCATCGTGATATCTAGCGTTGTGTGCGCTACCAGACGTAACCTCAGTTTGGTTTCCAGTAGCGGTCAATCGCTCAAATATAACAGTGTTGGTGTTGAAAGTCGTTGTTGTGTTAAACGTGGTCGTTGTGTTGAACGCCGTGTTGAACGTCGTAGTCGTAGACTTACTAGTGCCGGTTGCTCTTGTCGTGTTAAACGAAGTGGTCGTAGATTTACTAGTGCCCGTTGCTCTCGTTGTGTTAAACGAAGTAGTCGTAGACTTACTAGTACCCGTTGCTCTGCTTGTATTGAACGACGTTGTCGTGCTTTTACTGGTGCCCCGCGAAGTCGTGGTATTAAAGCTAGTGTTATAGCTAGTTGTCGTGTTCTTACTGGTGCCAAACGACGTGCTAAACGACGTAGAAAACGACGTGCTGAAAGATGTAGACGTGTTCTTGCTCGTGCCAAACGACGTGTTGAACGATGTAGACGTGGATCTAGTGGTATTCACGGTGCCACTAGACTTGCCATCCGTAATCAACGTGTTGAACGTCGTAGTCGTGTTTCTGCTAGTACCCCGGCTTGTGTTAAACGACGTTGTCGTGTTCCTTGATGTATTCCGAGACGTGTTTCGACTAGTGTTCCGAGACGTGTTAAACGATGTGGTCGTGCTCTTGCTTGTTCCCCTGCTGGTAGCGGTTGCGAAAGCCGTGTTGTACGAAGTTGTCGTGTTCTTACTAGTGCCAAACGTAGTCGTGGTGTTGAACGACGTAGTGGTGTTCTTGCTAGTGCCAAACGTAGTCGTGGTGTTGTAGGACGTGGTCGTGTTCTTGCTAGTACCAAACGTGGTCGTGGTATTGAACGATGTAGTCGTTGAGTTACTGGTAGACTGACTCGTTTGAGTTGCGCGAGTCGTAGCCGTAGCGCGTGTAGTCGCCGTCGCCCTAGTGGTGTTGTATATGGCGTTCCAGACCGTAGCCAACGTACCGCCGTTATTAACGACGATAAAGTTCACTTGATGAAGCGTATTAGCTGTAGCACGGACTGCAATCTGCGAGTCGGTGTCTAGCTCCTTCAGCGTACCATTGTCATTAATAAATATAGCCACTATTTGTTCCTAGCTAATGACGTAAAACACATGCCCGTCTGGGAACCCAGAGGCAGATGTCGGATTCGAGCTAACAATCGACTGTGTTCCTACCGTCTTGCCGTTAGAAACTATGTCAGTAAACGTGCCAGCCGCCGCCGTGCTGCCGCCAATGACAACATTATCAGCAGTCCCGCCATTAATGTCTGCGGTGGTCAGGGTTGCGCTTGCAATTGTAGCACTTGCAACATCGGCTAACTCTAAGTCTATGAGAGCGTCCGTAACTGCTGCTCCACTGCCAGCACCATCTAGAAACACAATTTTAACGTTACCGTTACCGATAGTTACAGTTGCGCCAGAGCCTTGCTTGATGATGATGTTTTGCGACCCACTTGTTGCATTCTCTATGATGTGAACGCGGGTCATTGTATTTGGCCCAATCGTGATCGTGCAGGCTGAATCTAGGGTCCCCGTGTACTTAATGTACATTGCACGAGCAGGATCAGTTGAACCATCAGCTACTGTAGACGTATGAGTGTCTGCATTGGTTGTAATTGCTTCAGTTCCAAAACCTAAGGCCTCACCTATCAACTCGAGGTTGGTATTTGTACTTGTGCCCCATGTTCCGCTTTCGTCGCCATTGGCAATCTCTTTTAAGCGAAGGTCGTTAACGTAAGTTGCCATCTAAGCTACCTCTGTCCAGTTTGGTGTCTGGCTTGTATCAACAAGCCCCCATATGTTTATAGCAGTAACTGCCCCAGTTGCGCCAACTCCAGTAAGGCTAAACACCGCCTTACCCGTCACCGTCACGTCGCCAGCACTACTCGTACCGACTACGCCCGTAAGATTAACAGAAGCTGCTGCAGTCGTTGTAACAGTAGTTACACCCCCTGTTGCAGAAACCCCTGTTACAGGCGCTGTAGCGCCCGCTGCGACGGCTGGGGCGGTAACCTGTCCTGTGCTAGAAACACCTATGATTGCAGCGTCTGGGTCAGCGTCAACCGTTCCAGCAGCACCTGTACCGACAACACCCGTGACATCAACGTTGATACTGAGAAGAATCGTAGGCGAACCTAACGTTGCTGTGCCTTCAACACCTGTAACCGGCAGTGTGTTGTTGCTTATCGTGGATACTGTGCCTACAGATCCAGTGCCCTCAACACCTGAAGGTGAGCCGGTTGCACCACCAGTTGCGGTGCCCGTGTTTGATGATCCAGTGCCCTCTACCCCAGTAACCCCTTGAACAATGCTCAAAGAGAAAGAAGGTGTCCCTATCTGCCCTGTGCCCTCAACACCTGTAACGGGGAGGGTATTGTTCGATATTGTGGATACAGAACCGGCAGAACCAGTGGCTGATACTCCCGTGACAGGGACAGTTGCTCCTAACGCAATAAAGACAGACCCTACAGATGCTGTCCCCTCAACGCCCGTTACAGCTAGGGTGTTGTTTGTAACAGTAGTGGCGGCAGTGACTGCGCCTGTAGCAGACACACCTGTGACTTCGACGGGCAGGGGTGTTCCCCACGCGCCTTCGCCCCAGCCACCTCTGGCCCAGCCGTTAATTGCCGCCATGTACTAAGTACTAGGCTATTCGGATAATGGCGTTAGACGCATCCGCAGTAGGGAACTGAATAGTAAAGTCACCCGCTGTTGAAGTCTTGTCACCACCAAAATCCAATGCACAAACAGAAGGGTCGCCTGATGCGGAATCATTAAAGATAAGCGCACCCCTCGCCGTGACTGTTGCATTCGAGAACGTAAGATCAGCGAAGTCTGTCAGTGCAGTCGTACCTGATGAAGACGGATCAACACGAGTAAGGGCTGCACCCTTTGCGGTGTAGTTTGTACCCGATACTTCGTTAGATGTCGTGTATGCGGTGGTGCCTGCGCCCAAAGAAGCACTGCTTGTATACAGTGCCAAGTTAAACGTGCTTCCGCCTGAGTTTAGAAAATTGTGTTTTGCTTCCAAAAGCTCTTTCTTGAAAGACGTACACATTGCTGTCGTAATAGCCATTATAGACTCCTTATGATGTTCGCCATATCAGCATGGCCCTGGTTTTCAAATTCAGCGGCAAGAGTAACTCTGTCACTACGAATCGCCTCTTTGACGTAAAATAAAACTGTTGCTCTAACAGCCCTTTTGAATTCGTTTGCTTGTTCCGCAATCAAAGGATGACAGTTTCCGCCTACGCTAACAATCCTATCCGCCGCTGCATCAGACCAAAACTCTGGGTCATGGCCTTTGTGATCGGTGGTGGAGACTAAAACATTACCAACCTCAGATTGAGGCGCTTCAAAAAATGACAACGTTAACCCCTTGCAATGTCGTATCTAATTTCTTCTCTTGCACCATAGCCTTCCCCTAACGCTTTGAGGGCTTCCATGGCCATAGAAAACCTTTGTTCGTACTGGCCAACTTCTTCGGGTGTTTTCAAAAATGTCGCCGCTTCGGCCAGTGTCCCATACAACAAAGCGTCTGGCGCGTTGTCAGACAACCAGGTTGTATCCGTACCAGACGTTGTAGTTAACGACGCTGGGCGATACTTGTAGTGTAACTGGTAGGAATAGTTTGCCGCTGGCGTTGGGCCCAGAAGGAACGTTGTGTCATCAAACAAAGCGTAATATTTAGTCGGGCCTGTTGTTGACGGGTTTGGCGTGTAATCTCTTATGAAAGAAACATGCTTCAACAAAGGGTAGGTGTATTCATTGCTTATGATCAAAGCAAGACTATATGACGCTAGAAAATCAGATGGGGTAGACAGGTATGGATTTCCGCTAGTTCCAATGCCTTCCACATTTTTACGGAACACAGGCAAAGAAACATTCTTCAAAATCCGCTCTTCTGCTTCTTTGATGAACGTATCAAGCTCAGCAACAAACGTAGTTTCTGCGGTTTCGCAATAGTCTTGAACTGTGGATTTTAACGTAGCTAATGTAAAACTCATGTAATCACCACCGTCACTGCTCCAATAGACCCAGTTGCACTGTCTATGCTAAAGGCTGAGCCAATAGGGTCGCCTGTAATAGACATAACCTTGTTTGCATCAATTGTTTTTACAACGCCTTCCCCAGCAACGCTTGAGGCCGATCTGTTGGGTCTTGGGAACCTAAGTCCTTCAGCATCAGAAACGTTTTTAGGCGGCTCTAATTGAGGGTGCTTTGGCTCGTAACACTCTGTGCATACGCGAAACCCAGTCCACTCTTTCTTCAAAGAAGTGTACTTGTACTGAAAGCCGCATCTATCGCAGATGGCAATCGCATGTTTGCCAGAAGCAAAAGACATTACGCTATCCTAGACCTCATGTTAGGCGCCACCATCAAGGAGGCTCTGCTTTGATCTTGATCAGCAGCTCGAGCAAACTCCTCGTCATACAAGCCTTTCAGCATCTGTACACGATCAGGCGCTTTCTTCAAAGCAATGTAATAGGCAAGTCCTGCCGCCAAACATGGGTAAAACCTAAATGGCACATCTACCGTATTCACACCAGCATCAGCATCTTCAATGCGAACCAGGCGATTAATTATCAATTGATCCGTAGAGTTCTCAGAAGCTGGCCAAATATAAAGCCTTGGCGTTATTTGCTTGTCTAGAAAGAACTGAGTTGGTCGGGCCTGGGTTGACTTATCTGGCAAGCCCCAATACTCAGATCGACCAATTTGTACCATGGCGATATCAGTGGTGTTTGACCCGTCAGTCCTGCGAATCACAACATCAAGCACATCAATCGTCGTAGCAGACAAATCAAGAAACTCATCTCCCTGGGACAATGTTGTGGTGCTGTTTGTCACAGTCCATTGGTTCAACCCTCTGTTTGCCCAATCAGCAAATAGAAGGTTCAGTGACCGCCTTGCAGTCACCCCATCGTAGCCAGTGCGGTACTCAAGGCCGCATCTTTCAAATGCTTCCTCAACGTATTCCGCGACATCTGGCTCGAAATCAGAGCTTCCAGAAGTAGTCATTAATAACTCTTTAAAACTTCAAGTATTACGGTGTAAGTGTCGCCGCTGCTTGCGCCAATCGTGGTGAACTGAACGTCGCCAGTTTTGCCTGATCCTGCGTTATTAGGTATCCCAGAAAATGGTGTGTAGTCATGCATACCATTTGAGTCTGGAGACAAGGCAATAATCAAGGTGTCTGACGTTGCGTCATTCAACAATTGAACGCCCATGCCAACGCACTGCCACCAGATCTTTGCAATTGCTACCTCGGTGCAAGAATCTCCAGCACTGTTAGCTGCAAGCGCGCTTACATCAACCTTGGTTACTGCGCTTTCGCCAGTGCCGTCGCTAATGTTTGTAAACTTGAGTACGGCTTTTCTCTCACCATCCTGAATGGTTTGAGACGTTACTGTATCAGCCATGCTTTTCTCCTAAGCAGAGAGGGCTTATGCCCTCTCATTGAAGTTAATCAATATATTACTGATCAGCAAACGCAGGCGCAGTAGTACTCGTTGCATTTCCAAAGATTTGGTAATTGGTGGAGTCTTTGCCGATTATGGTCACTTCAAACCCTGCAGGCACATTCAACTGAATGCTGCTGTTTGAGCTTCCATTTGAAAATACTGAGCTAACTTCGTTTCCATCAGTATCTAGGAACGTAACGCCGCCGATGAAAAAGTTAGTGTTTCCAGGGGTAACAATTATTGCATCTGTTGCGTCAGCCGCACCGCCTGCATAAACAAACTTGAACACGGACCCAGCAATAGGTGCTGGCAGAGTGTAAGTGTTGTCTTGACCGCCGTCTGGGACAAGAAGAACTCGTCCACTATGGTCTGCATTGTTAAGAGTTTGGTTGCCATCAGACAGGCTTATTGGGCCAGCCCCATAGGTGCTGACTTCAGTGATTGCGCCAGTGGTGGCATTTTTGCTAATAGCTTTGAAGGTGCTTTCAGATCGCACCGCACCTGAGAAAGTAGTAGTACCCATGTTCATCTCCTGTCGTGGGTTATGTCAGCCACACCATGCGGCTGTCAGGGATAGTTGATTTATACAGCACAAAAAGAAAAGGGGCAACAATGTGCCCCTTCTCCAATTGTTCCATGTGGAACAATTATGCGCCTTGCGATGCAAACACAGCGCGTGGGTTACTGAAGCCGAAGCTGTAACGCTCACGGGCCTTGTAACGCACGTTACCAGTGTTGAAGTCGCCTTCCATAGAAGTTGCGACAGGGCTTCGCTCGAAGTGCTTGAAGCCATCTGGCACATCGGTCTTAACAAACCAAGCATCAGTGTCCGTCAGGAAGTGGTTCACTGCATAGCCTTGCGGCAGCATGCCCATGTTCCTGATTGCGTTGATGTCGTTGTCAGCCGTACTTACTCGTCCGGGAGTTTCCAGAAGACGATCCGCCACAAACTGAAGCTGTGGAGGAACGACTAGCTTGACGCCTTGCAGAGCCAAGATCATGTTTCGATCATCTACAAAAGTAGAAATACTGATCAAAGCATCTTCCAGAGAAGTCTCGTTCAGATCTGAGTAAGCACTTGGTCGGTTTGAGAACGTACCACCACCAGCGAGGGGGTGTGCGTTTGAAACCAACTCAACACCGTCGCCGCCAGCGAAGCTAGAGTTGAACGCATTGTTCAACACGTTAGCAGCCTTGACTTGCTTGGTGTGTGCCATGCTGCGCGCAAGAGCCTTCGTATAACGAGCGCCTAAGCGGTCATACAAATTATCTTCAACAGCTTCCTCGGTCAACGCGAAAGCAAGCGCAACGGTTTCGTGTGTGTAACGAGCCGTGAACCCTTCGGATGCAGAGTCGTAACCGACACTTTGTCCTTCAGACTTATCACGAGCGTTACCAAAGCCTACGATCAGCACTTCTTCTTCAAACGCTCGGTCTGAAGATTCAGTTTCAAAGATCTCGGCGTGCTCGTTTTCA